CGCCCCTGTAACCCCTTAAGCCCAGTCATAGACTGTGCCTGTTACCTGAAGTACCTTGGTTTTCTGCTTCTCAGCAACACAAGGCAGATAATGATCACGAACAATTTTCTCTTGGCGCTTCTTTCGCTTGTCGTAAAACTTACGATGTCTGCGCACTTTCTTCCAACTGAAGACTTCAACTGGAGAGGGTTTAAACCCTTTCGCAAAGGATCGATTTTCATCTATCCACTGCCTCCAATTAACGAAATCTCCTTTGGCATTACGCCTTAGTTGGTGCGGGTTTACTAGCTCAGCAGTTGCCTGCATCAAGCATTCGTCGTCCCACGACTTAACAACGTCGTCGGCACCGGCAAGTATCTGCCAGTAATACGGTTCTTGATACTTCACAAACCTTTTCTCTGCCTGTTCAGACAGGTACTCAAATTCGTAAAATTGGCCATTTGTCGTTTTTATCTCTCTTGTTCCTTCGCACTTCAATACTACGGTCTGTTGTTGCAATGACCGCACGTATGTTGGTACAAAGGGAGAGTCCCATCGAATTGATTTAAGAGGTGCAGCAGACGAGTTGAGAGGAATTTCATACGGTGTATCAGTCTGAATTCCAGATGTAGCCGGATAACTTTTCGGCACTCGGTGTAGTTTGTCACTTACACCACACATCTCCACGAGCAAGAAGTACAACGTGCTCGGAATCTCTTCGTCAGCCCAGCGCAAACGTAACCCATTATAGGTTTTGTAAAGCTGTGCTAAATACTGCGTTCGTGTCAAACTCGCCGACTGACCCCGGAAGTAGAAGGGGCGGACGTCGACACCATGGAAGTAATCAGCTCCACATGATTCTCGGAAAAAGGAGTCGCAGAAGGTCTTATCGCGATTCAGTACAAAACCTAAATCAGGAAAGATTTCTTCTACAAACCTATGGATTTGACGAGGATATATTAAATCATCCCCATACACACTATAGGTCCCTTTAACATTGAGGAGATTCCCAATTGCTTTGATAATAGAATAAAATACCAAAGTCTCCAATGGAAACGTTAAACCGTTCCCCATTGGCAAAACAGACATTGTATACGCAGCGCTGCCGTCAGGTTTTAACACCTGGTTAGTTAACACTGTTTTTACTTCGTTCCACCACTTACGTGGTAAGAGATACATTAGCAGCTGCCTCGTTATTGAATCTGAGGCCGCCGATAGGTCAGCCGTAACATGCGTTCGAGAGCGTGAATACTTCTTCACAAGCTTCCTATGCCACTGTTGCAACTTCCTTATATTCAGCTTATTTGCTGCCAATCTCTTTTCAATTACCCAGCCGATTCCGAATGACTTGAACAAAGCCAATAAGGTAAGCGGGGTGATCATACGGAGTATATTCCATTTCTTTGGGACAGTTTTCAGGTGTAGGAATTCAATACACAACTCAGGAGTAATGCCTTCCATAGTAATACTGGAGGCTATACGGTTCAAGAACCGTGTGAGAATAGGGTCAAACTTCTGGACCTTGTCTCGAAACCAAGTTGTGATCTTTGACGAGCTCGTACATGCCTTCTTTGTCGACAGTTTATAGTCGATATGTGCAAGGTGCAGCGGGCATCCAATGTTGCTCTTCTTTCCAAATCGCGCATGTAGAATAACATCATCTTCGGGATATTCTCCGAGGACATTCTTCACGATCTTCCGTGCTTCTTTCAACACCAGTTTTGTTGTATATTTCTGGTAGAGCGGTTGGGCAAGTCTTTCTTGGGTATCGAAATACCCTTGTAGTGTCCGTTCCTCTAGCTCTTGTTGAGAGTAGACATCGCGTTCGAACTGGTACTTTGACAATAAAGCAGATAATTGGGCTTCCCTCTTGAAGATCCAGGGGGCCGCACCAAACGCCGACGGAGTCGGTTCATCTCTAAATTGTTTAAGATCCGTATGGAGCAGTAATTCGCTACCACTTCGAAAATTCATACCAGTTTCACGGAAATCCCTAACTAAGTGAGTGTATAGCAGTTTTGCCAATACATCGGTATCATACTTCCTCATTTAGAACTACCTCATGTTTGATGGTTATTCTTATCAGACGTGTCGGTTAAAACTCGTCTGACTCCCCCTTGTGCATTTGCTTAAAAGAGTCTAACACTTCTTCATCGGCTTTAAGCTGACGATAGGTCAAAACTCCGAGAGCTATTGCTTTCAAGATACCCTTTATAAGGGCTGGGGCATTCAGAGCTACAAATTTTAAAGGAGTCATCGTATATCCTCGTTATAGAGGTTTAACTTAGATTTCCAGTTTTGAAGAAGGGCAGGAGATCCGCTGAACGCGGTACCTGCGCCGAGATGAACAACATATCGTCCACCTCTGCTTCGGTTTGCTCTGGATGTGGCTCAATCTCGTAACGGATTAACGGATAAACCGTCTTTCCGGACGCTAGAACTTTAGGGAAAATCAAAGTTACTTTGCGCCGAGACTTGCTAAAGTCACCATCTGGTTGTAAGGCAGCCTTCTTGTTTACCATGGTCATATTACGACGGATTCTAACATCGAATTCCGCAGCATCTTGAACATGAACACCGTTTTTAACTTCCTCACCATCGGGGGTGAAAACGACATTAGTACCGCCAGTGACAGCTATTGCTGTTGCACCTTCTTTTAGAGTTGTATTTAGTACACTCATAATTTCATCCTTATCTTATGTTTTGTAGGGCTGAATTAACAGGTCCCCAAATTAGTGCTAGCGCATCGATTGTCTGATGTAAACTCAAACTGTTTCCGACACGTAGCTGTGGAAGGAGCGGTGTGGGTTCATCGCAAAGTCGTTCGTATGCCTCGTACTGAAACATAGACGGACCAACATTCTCAACCACCGGCTTTTCAAACCCTACTTGGGAATAAAAAGTCTTCGGATAAGCGGTGCCAATCCCGACCTCTTTGACTGAAACGGTGTTACCTAATATGCTTATACTAGGCATAACTCGAAATGATCCGAGCCACGGTTTCACTTGTAACCCCCAACCCACAACAAACGACAGACGAGCCAAGTCCCAAAGAACTTCTGGAACATACTCGAAGGATAGACCCAATTGCTGCAGGGTCGTTCTCTCTGTCTTACACTTGTAATAAACCACAGCTCTTGTTTTGCAGGAGCCCTGATTCGTTACGCGGTATGTGCAGTCACAACCTGTCAATGGAAACGTATTGTCATAGACGTTATCGTATTCCTGTGAACTTACGGCTGTTGAGCGACGTATTTTCTTAGCGTCAAACTCTAACTGCTTCTTCTTTAACTGTTCACCGATGTCGTAGATAGAACGGTACAATGGCATGACTGCCATATCCCACTCTAGTACTGTATCGGCCGTGCGTTTGACTAAGTCCGACCCACGTTTGAACATGTGTTTTGGAGTGTTGAGAATTTTCCTAGTCTTACTAAACAAAGTAAGATTGGTCAAAGCCAACTTTTTCGCACTCGTAAACGGATTGCGAAGGAACTCAAGAGTCTCCTTCATTTCACCGAGCTCGACGCCCAGTGATAAATCCGAGTTTCCCACACCAGCAAGCGCTCTTTGCAGAGTCATTGCCTTCTGATCAATATAATTATTGGTCAAGTGTGTGGAATAAGCCGACAACGGATACCTCATGGCGAAACATTCGCTTTCATGCTTGTAATTCTTCTGGATGCTGTTAGGCACCACAGTAGCCATACAAGTTACGGTTTCCATCACGTTGCTTGCAGCCTTTAGGCTGCCTTTTCCGACCCTCATTGGTGTAATTTTGTACTCACCAGGTACCCATGCTGGCCCTTTCACTCTAGTTGCTTCTTCTCCGTAATAACACTTACCATACTCTGGGACATCCCAGTAGGAAGGTACCCCGAAGGGGTTTCCTAAGTAAGTTCGGAAAGTTGTGCGCTTATAAGCGACAGGATCAGTGTAGTACAAGGGGATCATGAAAAGCCTCCGTAAGAAGTTGTTGCGGATACTGCTGTAGTCACT